ATCACATAATGAAAAGCCTTCGTTTGGAATAATTTCTACCCACATCGCTCCATCATATTCATAAATATAATCTGTTGTATAAACCCCCCCACCAGCATTATCAATATATCTATTTCCAGTTACAGCTGCAGGTCCTCCAGGTCCTCCAACATTCATATCAATAAAACTTATAACAGCTTCCTGCCAATCAAGTTGATTAATTAATCTAGTATATATATCTTCTATAGCTTCTTGAACATCATCAGCATCTATTAATGGAGTAGAGGTATTATCATAGTATACTTGAGAAGCAGGCTGGTCGTTTATTGAAGTAATAGTTCCAGTAAGCGCTTCAACATAGCTAAAGGTACTTAAATTTAAAGTTCCTATAGTAGAATTAATAGTATGTATTCTGGAAGAAACAGCATTTACAGTAGTTCCTACTAATAAAACAAATGTAATAGCAGCTAGTTGTTGGGTGTTTGCATAATAAATACTTGAAGTTCCTCCGGGAGTTATCGCTCCTACAGTAGATCCATCACCAATAGCTGAGTTCCAAATATTAGCTATAGTCTTATCTCCAAGAGTTAAATTAAATAATATTATATCTGAAGCATAAAATGAAGAAGTGTTTACTGCACCTCCAGTATGAGCTAAAACAACATTTAATAATTGAGTATAATTAACTGCCACAAGTCTGACAGTAATATCACTTGAAGAATCTAAGGAAATCATTTTACCCGCAGCAGAAAGAGGTAAAACACATTTATCCAAAATAGTTAATGGAACATCATCTATTATAACATTATCTGTAAATTGAAGATTCCTAAAAGTTATAGATGTTCCTCCAGAAACTGTAGAAACTCCAGAAATAATAACTGAGTCTCGGGCACTTCCCATTCCTTCAATTGTTAAAGAAGCTATTCCAGTTACTGTGTATATATCAGAATAAGTTCCTGGAAAAAGATAAATTACAACATTTGTTTGAGCTGTTGCAACAGCGTTAGTAATAGCTTGTTGTATAGAAGCTAAAGGTTGACTGTAAGATCCAGTATAAGAATCGTTACCTAATGTAGAAATATAATACACCATTTCAGCGCCAGCAGGAGTAGAGAGAAACACACTACTAAGAAAACCTGCAGCATCCGTTTTGATTAGTTTATTCGCATTGTTAGACATGGGAAGAACTGGTCTGACAATCGTATCATCATGGCCTATAGCGCCTGTATTATTGGGAAAACCCATTGTAGCTCCTTAGGAGGAAAAAGTTTCTGATTCTAAACCTTCACTAGCATCCAGCCAAATTTGGTAATCTTCTGCTAACTCACCAATCCGTAACTCAATTCTAGTTGCAGCTGTTTCTCTATCAGTAGTGCTTGTAAATTCAAGTTCTACTTCATCAAGTCTAAAAAAAGTATCGAGAGGAGTAGTTGATGGATATTCTGCCATGAGAGCTGGAGTAGCTACTGTATAAAAGTAGTCGTTAGAATCTGAAGGATCTCTCTCAAACATAAAAATATTATCATCAATATTTGTAGTGGCTGTAACTTCGTATTTCAAAGTATAAGTAGCAATACCATCTACCGATATTGAATGTCCCTTTGTTGTATTTGTAGTTATTGTTACGGACATATAATTCTCTTAAAAAGTAATTTTGTATCTCATATCCATAATACCAATATCATCGGTATAAGTTTCAGCAGCATAATTCCATCTTTTTACAGTAAAATAAAACATTTGTCCAGCTTTAGGACCCTTAGTGGCATCTTGGGAAAAAGAATGGGAAGCTGTAAAAACTCGGTTTACAAGTTTAGTTTCGTCGAATTTTATCTTAAAATCATCCGTGTTGATAGTTTTAACTTTTACTTGATTTCCTGTTTCCAAAATATAATAATAAAATCTTAAATCTGCAGTAGTTGCTGCTGCTGCCACTCCTGACCCAGCAGAAAAACCAAATACATCTAAAGAAAAAGTAACAACTCCAGTAGCTGATAAATCAGGAGGCACCCATAATGCTCCAGAAAAAGATGGTGAAGCTGCTGGTGTACTATCATTACCATACATCCTCCATACTTTTCCAGGATATAAATCCGTAGGGTCGAAAATTGCCCAGTCTAAAAACATTTCAGTCATCGTATCATAATACTCTGATAGATCAATTCTTCCAGTAATTTCAGATACCCCAGTAGTACTAACAGTAGCTACTCCACCTACTATTGCAACTTGAGTGTTAGCTCCAGCAGTAACATTACTTATTACGTCTCCAGTTTGAATAGTTAGCGCACCAGTTGCAGAATTAACAGTAAGACTTTTAACTACAGTATTACCACTTACACCAGTAGTACTATCTATTGTTGGGATAATTTTAATACCTAAGTTACCTACTCCTGAAGTTGAAGGGAGTCCTGTATTTAAATCAATTATTGTAGCATTAGAATATATAGATGTAAGCATTTCTACATCGCTAGTATTCATGGATTCTGGAAGAGTATAATATAATTCATTAACATAATTCCAAACCATAGGGCAACGAGATGCAGCAGAAACTAAAAGTCCATCATTAGTTATAGTATAATCCGTAGTATAAGTTTGCATAACTCCGTTTTGTATCATAATTGCAGACTGAACTGGAACTGGAGGAAATGGAGCTAACCCTAAGGTATGCCTATAAAGCCATGGACCCACAGCTACTTCTAAAGTAGTCGCAACTAAAGCAGGATTTGTAAGACCTGCATATCCAGATTCTAAAGTAAGATCAAGATCATTTGTTATATACGCTATCTTATTCCAAGTATCTGTAATCGGATCTCTAATAACATCTCCAGCAGATAAAGAAGTAAAAGTCGTCCCTGTTCCTATAACCGATACATTTCCTGCAACAAAAGCAATAGTTCCCGCTAATAGAGGAGTAGCGGCTGGACCAGTATCTTCCCAACTACCTACACCTAAAGTAAATTTATAATGTTTATGGTCATAACGTAAATTTGATAAACTTGGATTAAAATAAAAAACATTCCCAACAAACATCCCACAAAACACACTTATATAAGGTTCTGTAGTTGTCATCTTTCCTGCATATGCTGAATTATTAGTAAGAAAAACTGGACTTCCATTAATAATACTTGTTCCAGTTTCTACCATATTAGCTGTAGCTACTCCCGGAATTTTTCCACTTAAACAAATATCTCCTGTCCTATTTCCTAAAGCACCTACAACATTTAAAGCTACCCCTACAATATAAGTACTTACTGTAGGAACATAAGCTGTCCCTACTAACGTAGCGTCTCCTATTGCAAGATCATATTTATTTACTGTAGTATCAAAATAAACTAAATTGTAGTTACTCACTGAGTTAGTAAAATTAACTCCAGTTATAGTTACCTTTTCATAATTAACTATAGCAGCATCAACCAGAGATTTTAAAAAGTCAGTCCTATCTTCTAATTGTTGTAAACTGAGACCTACATTTCCTGGGTTTATTTTAGAGCCTAATATCGGTTTATCTATATTAACAGGATAAGCCATCTTATAGTTTGCCTAATAAAATTGAAAAATTATAAAGTCTAGCTGTAGCGTCATTAAATTCTATTGCAACATAAAGAACCTCTGCTGTTGAGAGAGTGAGAGTTGCTGAAATATTAAACCAATCATTATTTGCTAAGTCACTATAATCTATTTGATAACCATTTGCTTTTATTGTAGCAAAAGCTGCTGCATCTTTCCATATATAAAATGAAAAGTCAGCCTCCCCACTTACTCTCATAGCTGCATAATTATAATTTCCTACAATAGTAGGGACAGTAACTTTAAATACTATATGTTCTCCAGAACCAGAGGAGATCCTTGCTGTTTCATCTATTACAACATCAGTAGACTGACTATCCAAAGTTAAAATATTGTTTAAATATTCTGGTTTAGACGCTTCATCAAAGCAATAACCCCAAGTTGTAGTAACTAAAGGTTTTGCTACATAAAATGCTTCAACACCTATATCAAAACCATTCATTAATACTCTACACCATTGGTCTTGATTACTAAAAAAAGTATCTGTAGCTAATTGGTGATCACCCTTATGAAATTTATCAAAGTTAGTGACAATTTCTTTAAAGGTATTTCCAGTAGTTAAAAAATAAGTATTTGTATAATTAAAACTAGCAGTTAGACGAGCATCTTCACCATTAGCTCCAGTTATAGTTCCTAATTTTTTAGCAATATTATTTATATAAGTTCCATTTCCAGTAACATCAATATGTACACCAGATAATATAGTACTTACAACTGCTAAACTAGTATCTAAAGTTCCTAATGCTACATGATGAGAACTTCCATTAGTCAAATAATTATTGGATGTGTAATCTATCATAGGAGTTGTTTTGGGAGAACCACCTATATTTGTAGCTATAATATTTATAGTATTGTCATTAGCTAAAAACTTTTTATCCAGAGTAATAAACGCATTTAAAAAACTTGAAGCTGTTGTTAATATATAAGGATCATTACTATAAGAAGGGAGTGTTGAAGTTGTAGAAGAGATTCCTAATTTAGTAGCAAAATTATTAATAGAAATAATATTTGTATCCATCAAAGCTTTTGTATATTCCAGACCACTCCAGAGAGGTATAAAAAACGAATCATTTAAACTCTCATTAAAATAAGTAGACCCATTTACAACCAGATTTACTGGATAAATTGGATAAGAACTTCCTGTAGGATTGAATGTTGAAGACATTTATTTTCCTTATAATGCGGTTATAGACCATATAATAACAATTTCATGTCCGGCTAATTTAGTTATACCAGTAAAGTATTGGTGTGCTACCAAATACTCCATTGAGTTATATCTCATTATTAACCCTGCTCCACCAAAAACTTTTGTATCTAAAGCAGAATCAGAAATAGAAGCATAAAAACTAACTACATTATCTGAATAATTATTGTTAGTTCTTTGAAAAGAATTATGAAGGATAGGTTCCTCAGCACCTGTAGTAAGTTTTCCGGGAGCATTTCTCATAGTACTTACAGTATCTATCTTTGTAGCAGTTCCTACTAAAACACCAGCAACAAAATCAGTTCCGTATTCACCATAAATATGAGTAATTCCCCAATGTGGGATATTGGCTAAAGATTTTACTAATACTTCAGTACCTTCGTAGGTAATAATATTCGGTTTATCTACTATTATAGTGTTTTTCCCAGTAGCTATTTCTTTAGAAAAAACTCGGATGTGTCCTTTATATAAAGGTCTTTCAATAATTTCTAAATTAGACATTAAAGTGTCCTTTAGTTTTGTATCGACTGGTAACCTGAGGAGAACTATCCATAGCAAAAGAAGAAGTCTCGTGTCCATGATACCCTTCAATAAGAGTAACTGTAGAGCTTACAGAATCACTGATAGCTTTTCCATGCTTAGGAACCACTGTAGTTGTACATCCAGTCAAATTATATTCATCTTCTATTTCGTAATTCAATTCACCCAGTAAATATACATTAGCTGGGATAGCAGAATTTATTAGTTCTAACGTTTTAGAAGTTATACCAAATGATTCCAACCCTGTCAAGTCAATTTCCATATAAATTAAATTATATTTATAAAATATATCCATTAAAGTATTCAATGCTTGGACATAGAATGTAGAAGTCCCAGCAACAAATCCTGGAAGTCCGGCTATTAGAGGAATTTGCTTCCATTTTAATTCCTGTTCTTCTGTCATATTTGCTTCTACATTAAATTCAAAAGTATACCCTGCAATATTAGTTATTTCAACCATCTCTTTAGAAATTTTTAAATCTGAAGAATATGTCTCATTTAATAAAGATATAGGGATAGTTAGGAATTCCCTATTTTGCCACCACTGTTTATTTGACATGTAGTCTTTATATTTCACAATATTAGATAGCGGTTGATATAATGATAGAGCCAACCCTTCCGTAATGCTTGAAGATAATTTTCCCAACCCTACTTCATAAATATTATAGTCAGTAATTATAGAAGTGGTAGTTAAGGTATTACTTATTTCAGTAACAACCTCTCCATCTACTAAAGCTACAGGTTGTTGAAGTAATAAATTAATAATACTAACTAATATTTGTACTCTTGGGCCTTTCATAAATAAATCCCAAAAAGCATTTAAAATAATTTTATAATTTTCAGAACTTTTAAAATAAAGATCAACTATACTACCATACTCTTTCCAAAGATATTCATAATCCTCTTTAGAATTAAGAATCCATAAAGCTATTTCTTCATCTTCATAAGCTCCAGTATCTGATAAGATGTATCTCTTTGAGAAATATGCATTATTAAAAATATTATCTTTAAAACATATTACACCATTTTTAACTATAAAGTCCGTTCCTTTTATTAAAACTTCATCCGGAGCTATAACTTTATTAGTAATATAACAATCTATATCAGTCATGCTTTCAGGTAATGAGTAACATCCATAAAATCCTTCAATCCCAGATCCATAAAGAATTTCATACCCACTTCCAAATTCAGAACTTGTTTCTTGAGGACCATATACAATATCGTCTCCATAACTAAATAGCCCATCATCATTTAACTCATTCTTTTTAATAGTAAGTAGAGTCCACTTACTTTTATGAAAAATAGGAATATCCTCTACAGACTTTTTCATTATCGTTTCTAAAAAATTAAAATATTCTTGAGACAGAAGTTCATCCATCCCTTCAACATAATTTTTTATAAGTAAATTATCTTTGAAGATAACTGACCAAAAAGTACCAATACTTTTTAGAAAATCTGAACCTTGAGTATGCCCATAGGGCTTCTTATCCATTACTTTTCCTCTTCAAGTAAATGATTCTGTTTAACAAAATCAAGTATCATTTCTTCAAATTTTAAATAAAACTCATCCGTAATGTTTTTTACACTATCATTATAAATTTTTTTAGTTGGAACTATAAAACTAAACTTTACATTTTTACCTTCAATTTCATATCCATTTTCCATTTACTAAACTCCTATTACTACATCTGAAGAAAAAATTTGAAAACAAGTATTTTTTTCACTAAAACCATACTCAAATGAATCTGGAATTTCTAAAACAGCATTATCCGAAAGAGTTACTCCAAAAACATTATTAAAGAAAATTGTTCCTCCTAAAACTATATCTTGTTCAGTTAAAGAATACCCTGTATAAGATTCTAAAATTGTAATAATTCCTGCTTTAGTTAATTTACTTCCTGGAGGAAGTTGATTAATATAATTATAAACTCCTAACGTTACAGTAGGTACTTCTGTATACCCAGTAACTACAGTAGGAGTAATTGTACAAGTAACAAAACAAGGAACCATCTCTTTTATAAGTATATCATAAGAAGATGGCCTATTAGTATCTGAATTACAAAAATCTTGAATGTCACTAATAAACGGAGCGTAAGACAAAGTAACTATTACATCTAATCCTCTAAAATCATACCCATTATCATCCAGAGTAACCGTTACTTTTTCATATTTAGTAAATCTAGCATTTATATATTCATTTTTTAAATCATTAGTGGATACTTCATAACTAAAATCATAACCATAATTAGAAGCCACTACTCCAGGATTACTTGCTAAAACAATAGATTCAACTCTATAAAAAGGTATTCCACTATTTGTTAAAGTCAACTCTAATTCATGACTGGTATTTACAGCTATGGCAATATTTTTTGTAAGGGGGGACTCTGTTGTTTTGCAATAAACATCCAAATAATTACCATGAACAGTTCCAAAATAATTATTTGTAGCTCTATGCAGTTCTCTATCCCCTAAACCTATAGGGACTACTTGAGATAAAGTAACATATTCTTCTTCTAATGTAGAAATGATACCTCTCTTAGTAGTTAAATCCCTTTTGCTTACTGCTGAATCAAGCCGGGTCATTACGCTAGCTACTGATTCTAAATCAGATCCTCCAGAAAAATCATCATAAGCAAGTGTAACATCATATCTACATACAAATGTAGAATCTTTTTCTATATTATAGGCAGACCCAACTTCTTCTGCTGTTACAGGAACAATACAATAACTGGTGTACTCTGTTCCAGAATAAACAAATAATTGTAATTCATTATCATTATCCCCTAAAGTTGTTCCAACAGAATAATCTGTAGTGGGGTAAAATATATAATCTGTATCATAAACAAAGGCGGTATCAGTCACTATAGAAAAATTAGCTAAAGTAGCGTCTGTAAAATATAGTATAATATGTCCCGTAGCTTCTACTCCTGGAATTCGTGTGAGTTTCCAATTGCTTAATAAAGAATCTATTAAACTCGTGTCCTCTAATGTTGCTAAATTTTGAGTTATTTCATACAAAGATTGTGAATCTGATAGAATATCGAATTGTTCTTTAATAGCAGCATAGCCTAAAGCGGCCAAATTCACAATAAGCTGAGAAGCCGGACTTCCTTTAGCCAGAGAAATCTCAGGATAAGATTCTCGGATAGCTTGTTCTATTAAATTTTTTGCTTCTGTAATATCTGTTTCTGATATAGACATAATCTTATCCTTAACTTATTGGTATGGACACTGATTCTGAAGTATTAGCTTCAGTTAAAATAGTTATTTCCACATAAACTTGGTCCACTATTACTCTAATAGATTTAATCTCTGCTGTTTTTAATTTTTCTTCATCTTCATAAATTATACCGCTATCCTGTTGATCTTGTATATCTGCTCTCATTTGCTCAACAGTATCTAAATTTGCTAAATTTAATACATGAAAAATACTATTGGACACAGAGGATCTATTAACTTTATCATACAGAAAAGAAGTTCCTAACCCACTATCCATATAGATAGAATCAAGTTCTGTACAAAAAATAATAGCGTATTTTTGAGCAACAGCTTTTCTTCCAGTATACACTTCTAAAGGATCAGAAGTTCCGTCAGATGTTAAAAAAAAATTTAAAAGACCTAAATCTTTATACATTAAGATACTCCAGCTTTATTTTTTAATTCAGCAGTAATACTAGCAGTTAAATCTCCTAAGAGCGATTTTTCACATCCTGCTCTCAAAACACATTCTGCCCGGATCATTACTCTCTTTTTTAAAATTCTTTGTCTAGCAATAGTTTTATCTAAAAGCATTTTTCCAGGGACATTTTGTAAACCTCCCAAAAATACAACAAGAGAATCTAGAGCAGTTAAATCAGTTAAAGGAACTGTAGTAGAAGAGGGGGCACCTAAACTATTACCTAAGTAAGCTAATGCTTGCGCATTAAACTGACTTTGAACTTCTACATCATATTTGTCTAATTCAGCTTTTAAATCTGACATTATTACTAAGCCCTTCTTTTAATTTTTTAGCCATAGCTAAAGATTTATTACTTATTGAAGCCGGAGACATTTTTAATTTTTTTGCAATATTAGCTTTAGTACTTATGGGACTTCCTCCATATCCAGTAGTTTGCTCAAAAATATATTTATCATCTTTATTCAAATCATGGTAAACATAATCCATAAACTCTCTAAACTTATCTGAACCCAAAACTCCCGGGTCGAATTCTAAAAGACCTGTAGAAACTTCTTTTCTTGTTTGTTCTCGCATACGTTTAACTCTAGGTAGATCCCATCCTAAATGCTCCCCTAATTCTTCTAAAGAAGGTTCTCTTTTAAAATTCTCTGTCAGCTTTTGTTTTGCTTCTTGAAATCTCCCGACTTTTTGTTGTAAAGCTTCCGACATTCTCATTGCTTGTTGTGAAGAATAATTTAATCTATTTAATTGTTTTAAATTATTTACAATATGAGTAGATAAAGCTCCTTTATTTGGATCATAATTTTTAATAGCTTGGGCTAAATATACTTTAGCATAACTTTTAAGACTATTATCAGCAATAGTACCTTTATATAATCCCATCTGTTGGAAGACTAATCTCTTATACTGAGCCATAACGTTAGCTAAATTTTTAGCGGAAGGTTCTGCTTTCCATACGTCGTATTCTACTGGATATTTAGCCATTTTAATCTCCTCCCCAAAACGTTCCAAACCCACCACTACCAATAACTTGAAGAACATTGGAATAATTAAAAGTAGGATACAATGGGTTGCCCCTTTCGTCACCACTAAATTGATTAGGATAATTAATAAAATTAAATGCTACATTAGTAGAAGCAGACGAAGAACTAAAATTATGGGAAACAGAATTAATAAATCCGTAAACATTACTCATTTTAAAAGGGTCTTCAAAAGAGGCAGTTAATCCTGGAACTACATCTAACCTTAATCTTAAATTTGCAGATCCAGTTTTTTGTTTACATTGTTCTTTCATTAAAACATATTTAGCATACATGTCAAGTAATTTTTGGGTTTTTTCTGCAGGTATTTTTTCAAGAACTGGAGGGTTGGTTCCTTTAGATTGAGAACCTTGAGGATTTTTTCTTTTTTTATCTATTACACGTAACCATTCAAACAAATTTATAGGATTAACAAAGTGAGCCTTAACACCTGTTAATTTTTCTTGAGGAGTCATCCTAGTATATGAAGGATAACATCCCATAAATGGAAAGGCTTCTTCCTTATCTCCTTTTTTACTAAGTACTTTAACAGTGGAAGTTGAAGCAACAACACATCTGGTAGGAGCATAAAATGGAGAGTCTGCAATATTTATAGCAATTATATCCTCTTCAGTAAATATATTATTAGGGGAGTAATTATAAGGGTCCGCTAAAGTAGCTTTTACAGTAATAAATGTTTTGTCCCATATAGTAACCATTACCAACCCATAAGCATCTAAAATTTGTAAGAAAAATTTATAAAAAGTTAAAGTAGGATTACTAAATGCCTGAATCGCTAAGGATGTTGCGAAACTCGACTTATGATCTTCCCAATCTAAAAAATTATCAATCCCAGGAACAAGAACAAGATCATCTATTTCTTTATTAATAACAGAAGATTTACCTTTTACAAGACCATATGACTTTAAAGCCATAGTATTTATTTTTCCAATAATAGAATTAGATGATTTTATAGACTCTTCATAAAAATCTACAAAACGATTATACATGTGCACTACATTTTTAGAGGTAATTAAAGTTAAACGCAATTTTTCAGCAGCATCTTTGTATTCTTTAGCTCCAGTTGAATACTTTACACTATAATGAATAGAAGGTCCAGGAATATTATAAGCAGGAGATCCTATAAAAATCCTATCAGATCTAAACATTCCACCAGAACATTGTAAAGAGTAAGAAACACCCCCTACACTTTTAATTTGCTGGAAACCTACTAAAAACCCTTTAAAAATAGTTCCAGCATTAATATATCCAAAACGTCCCCCATCTTTTATAGATACTTCGACTTCAGCATAACTAGCAGAAGTTGTCATTCCTTGAGGAAATAAAGATTTAAGATACGATAATCCTCGTTCAGTTCTATATACAATCCCTATAGTAGCACGAGACAAACTATTTATACTAAAACTTACGGAACAAGCACTTATAACACAACCATGGGAGGTTATATCACTTCCTTTTATTTTTACTGATAAATCTATTTTATCTAAAGTAAATTTACTAGACATAAATGTTCTCTTTTACTAATAATAATACTACAAGAATAGCTGCAAGTTTATCTATTATAATGGATTCTGAAATTATTTGTTTTAAAGGTGTCATATAATTATCAGAAATAAGGAGGGAAGCTGCGGTTAATAACTCATTTAATGCTTTTCCTTGTTCAAGACTTTCTACAATCTGATATAAATCTACAGAGTAACTTGAATTTGCATACTTTTGATTATTAACATCATAAGAATAAGGATTACTAGAAGATAAGTAGCTGGACACTTTAGAATTATAAACTGCTTTAATATAATTATCAACCAAATACCTTTTAAAATTTAAAATTGTAGTATTTTTAAATAATATGTTCTCTACGTTAGTAATATAACTAGGATAATTTACTACTTTAAATGAAGAATCAATATACTCCGAAAACTCATCAGAAGGCTGAGTGCTTGAAGAAATATTCAGTAATAAATTTCTATAAAAATTCAACATTACACACCTAACATAGTAGCGGGCGGGGACCCTATAAAAGAAACAATTATTAAATTTAAACTAAAATTAATAGTACTATAAGAATCACCAGTTAATCCGAAATTTGTTCCTTGGGCAATAGCTTTCATTGCGCAATTCCCCGGACCAGAAATTTTTAAAAGCGTACCACTAGAAGCGGCAGAATAAGCTCTTACTCTCTCATATAAATCTAAGTAATTTGCTTTAAATCCTGGAAAAACAAATTCAGCATCTTGGTTGCCTATAATTCCGGATATAGAAGCATTTCCTGCATTTTTACCAAAAGCATAAATATGTATATGCTCCCCAAAAGCAGAAACTACTTGGATTTTCTCTGAAAAATTAGCGCTAAAATTAGTAAAAATAACTGGGAATACAATATCTTCCCCACCAGCAGATACTGAAATTACTCCTGTATCTTTTCCAGGTACTTGTAAAACAGCTTTATAACTATTTTCATATACATCAACCATCAATCGTCTCCATCTTTAACTTCTGTAACCTCGTTATCCAAATTATTCTTAACCTGAGTATATAACTCAGGCATACTAGTGTCATGAGAATTAATAATTTTATTTATTAATAAACCTAAAAAACCTTTTGATGTACTCGGTATAAAATATTTTTTCATTTTAGTATCCTGTTAAATTAGGGTTATATTCTACATCACGACCTGTTATTTTATCCATAGTTTTAAAATGATCTATTTCTGCTTTCCCTTTTGCTATCTTTACCCTACGTTTAGACATAACACCCTCTTCATTACCTATCACAGTATTTCTTATATCCTCAACAAAACCAAAGAGCTTCTTAAAAAGTTCTCCAATGTTAAAATCAAACCCAAATTCTTTTATTAATTTTTGTAATACGGGTTCTATATCTTTAAACTGATTATTTGCTAATGCATCTTGTTCACCTTGCATAAGTTTTTTAGTTTCATCAGTTAGTTGATTATATATATCATTAAGTTCTGTTTGTTGTTTTTTTCTAGATTTATCTCTACCACGGAAACCTCCTTGTAACATATCAGTATACTCACCTGCTAATTGCATCTGTCTTTCACTTAACCCCATACCACCATACATCGCACCATAAGCTTTAGTTCTCATATCTCTATTTTTTATATTTTTAAAATCTTCAGATGCTTCAGAAGACATAGATGATATTGACATATTAAGTACATCTCTAGGATCCATACTACTAAGCATATCCCCTACTGCCATTCCTCCATAATTACTTCCAATTGATCCAGCTATTTGTCTAGAGGTTATATAATCTAACTTGCCCCTGGATTCTTTCTGAATTTTCCGTGCTTTAGCTTCTATAGCGGCATTATAATGAGAAGAATTCATAGTCCCTGAAGCAATTATATCTTTAGAAACAGTCCCCTCACCTAAAGCTACTGCTGCATGCCTCATATATGAACTTCCAAGATTAACTCCCATAACTCCCATTAACGTTTGAGTAGCGGCAGCGTGCCCTCCAACTCCTGCAATAGCTTTCTGCATTACAGCATCATTTTTTTGACTATTTAAAAAAATCGTAGTTACAATAGGTAATACTGCTCCAAAGTCTACTAAATCACCCCCTACAAGCCCAGCATTCATAAGAAGAGGTTTCATTTGTTGAACACTTTCAATAATTTCAGGTATAGATTTTTTTAATCCTGTAGCTAATGCTCCTATACTTTTTAAAGTTGAAGTTATTTTTTCTGGGTCACTAAATTCAATAGTTCCCTGAGTAAGTTCTTTTAAAGCACTAATAGTTTGTGGTAGATCTTTTGTTCCAAGAACTTTTCTCCCCATTCCTAAAGCAGTCATTACTCCCTTTTGGTGGGAAAGAATTCCTTCACTACTAGAATCTTGATTAGATGTATTTAATCCATAACGTAAATATAGTCTTTGAAAATTTTCATGATCCGCACCACCAATACCTAAATATTTATTTTCTTTTTCTGATGCCCAATTAGCTAATTTATTAACCCTACTAAAAACTCCCCATTCATCCCCTTCTTTATCTAAACTAACTATATTTCCAGATTTATCAAATTTATGTTGCCCTCCATAACCAAACTGAAGTCTTCCTCTTTTATTCCTTAACAAAAATCTCTCTGATTCATCTAAAGACGCTCTTGTTGCTACATTTCTGTCTTCTCTATCTGTAAGACTATTAAGTATAAAATCTCTACCCTGTCCAGCCCAACCTCCCATATCAAGAAACTGTTTTTGAGTTCTAGACATTTTTATATCTTGCATTTTATATTGTTCATATATGGGCACTTGTGAAAAAATCTTTTTCCAAGTATCTGAATATTGTACTTTTTGTAAACTTGATTGTTGTGCATGAGCTAAAGAAGTGGAACTAATCTTAGTTTGCCCACCTAGTAAACTATGAACCATTCCCGGAGGTGCTGGAGCTTGTCTCATCCATAAAGGAGCGTCTTGACTAGCGCCCATATATGAAGAACCACCTTGTCCTCCAGAAGCAAGTCCTAACATCTGCATAATCTGCATCAATAAATTTGATTGATCCATCTATTTACTTCTTCTTTCTTTTTTGTTCATTCTCTTTTATCATTTTTTTATACTCTATAGCTGCTTCTTCTCTAGAAGGGAGGGGTTTTAATCCACTATTTAAGTTAAAAGACTTCTTACTAGTGGGTAGGAGAGAATTTTTTTTAGGCTTTTCTAACCAAGGAAAAGAATTTGACATTAAATTATCAATTATATTTTTATGTAACTTAAAACCTATCTCTTCTGAATAGGATGTAGACACTACTGCCATTACTGAATTAACATTAGTATTTCTTTTTCTTTCTAACTCATCAAAAATTAATCTTCTTTTTAACATAGAATCTTTTTCAGATATAACTCCCGATACAAACCCCTCAATCATTAGTGATCTGTACCGATCTTCCAAAAATCCGGGCAATCTGCTTTATAAGACAGATAAGAGACTAATCTATTAAACTTATCCACTTGTTGAAAAACAATATCTAATAATTGTTCTGGAATTTTACTTTTTAACATATCCATTCTAGCATCTAAAGGATAAGAAGTTAAAATTATTTTTTGTCCTGTAAATTCTACTGAGTTAAGCATTAACATTAACTCTTTTTTAGCTACTAAAATCATTTCTTCTGGACCAACTAATACCCCCGCTTTAACTTTTTGAAGATTCTCATCTCTTAACAACTCCAATCTCTCTTCCTCGAGAAGGGTTTTAAATTCCACTTTTATTTTTCCATCAAACAATTCTATTGTATGAGTAAACGGAGTATTAAATAAAATACTTTCCAAAAAAGCATTCTTTTCTATATCAGTAACTTTTACGTCTTCAAAATATTTTTCTACTTCTGTACTTTCGTTTCCTTTTATAATAGATACAACCTCTTTTTCCTTAGGAATTGAAAATTCAGTCATCCCTTTTTGTTTAGCTTGTTCTTTTTTGTTCATAAAATCCTCCGATTAAATAACTGGCTTAGTTCTAAAATTTTGATCTTTAAGTTTTATTTTATCATATTCTCCTCCTGCATTAACAGTAGTCCCATCCGTTACTACAGTATATCTATCTATATCAAAACCTGGGAAAGGGTAGGTATCATATGTTACAGAAGGTCCTGTTACATAAATTTCTGAAGTAATAGAGGTTTTTCCATATTTAGTAAGTTCCCATGAAGCTGCTTTAGTAAGTACTTTTTGCCACGCCCCATCTATAGTATATTTACATATAAAATCTGCTTGATACATAAATGCAAATAATCCCAATTCTGGGTAAGGAGGTTCACATTCTATTTCAAGAGCGGTAACACTTTCAAAATAACCAGGCGCTGCATAAGTAGTTGCTGGTGGAGCTATCTGAGGTATATTACCTAAAATTAAAGTAGTTAACGGAAGTTCTAAAGTTTTAGGGGCAGAGTATACATTCTCAGGGTTTAAACTAACAAAAGAACCATCCCCAGCTCCTTCAGAAGAAAAAGCTACTTGTAACGCATAATTAGAATATATATACCCATAATGAAAATGATTAGCTCTAGAGTAGGGAGTGAAATACCCGTAGTCTACTGTCCTGTCTTGAACCACTGATATTGTTCCTTTAACACAAGTCCAGGCATCTAAAGTAAATATATTATTAGGATAATCTGAAATTCCAAAAATTGGATCTTGAACAGGATCCCAATATTTAATCCCACTATCATTTCCTTCATATTGAAGACAAACATTTCCTGTAGCAGAAGGCGCTCCAGCAACTGGGGTTGGATTTAATTTAGCCGCTTGTAAAAATATATTTCCAGCTAAAACCTTAAAATCTTTTAACTCTCCTGTATCAGTATCTTCACAAATCATACAGAAATCACCTTCTGCTCCAGAAGCATACACCATCTTACAAGAATCTATACCTACAAAACTATCATCACCTTTAGCTCTAATTACTACTCCGTGAGATATTTGACTTTCCCCATCCCAAACTTTATTTATTGCAGAAGCTCCAAAACCTCCATGAGTAGAAACACTTCCTGAAGCTCCAGAACCTATATTATCTGCCTTACTCTCAAGTAAAATCCCAGCATCTTCTGCTAACATAAGAATATCTCTTTTAGCATGGATTTTTACACCATACGTATCTGCTGTTAAATTCACATTTCCTTTTGCCCTATTACTTATATCATTGCCAGCTACAGCAGTAATATTATTTCCTGCTTCCATTTCAATATTATTAGATGCTTTAATACGAATATTTCCATTAACCATTTCTATAGAGGAACCCCATTTATCTTCAAGATAAATAGAACCATCTTTTCTTAAATGTAATTTCTGTGTTTTAATATTCTCTTTAAGATCTTCGGGATTAATTTTCCACTTTTCAGGTTGCTGTTTATATCTTTCCATTGATTTAGAAGAATGAAGATAAGTAGAATACTTAGCAGAATTTAATCCTTCTCCTGCAACCTTTACCCCCAATACTTTAGCTTCAGAAGGGACCCAGTCAGCTACTGTATCATAATTTTTTTTATCGTCTTCAAAATAATTTTTTAATTTAATAGGGGGATTAATTTTTTCAGACTTCTCAAAAAGAAGTTCTTCAGTAGATCTAACATTTATCCCACCATCAGTATCTATACTAATTTCAGCTACACCTTCAAAAGGTTTTGTTAAAACAGACATCTCTTCAGATGCTCTTTTAGTAACCCACAATTTAAATTGCCCTGCTATATATCCATAATGAACTATTAAATTTGAATTTATAACTGGAATTTTTGTTAACTCAGCAAAATAAGAATCATCACCTACCTTTGGTGTACTAAATTTTATAGTGGATTGTAATTCTTCTCCACTAAGAAGATTATAATTTTCTTGTATTTCAGCAGCAATAGGTATTTTAAGATCATTTAAATTGGGGTATAAAGGTATAAGAGAAAAATCAGAGTTACCAGTTTTACCAAAACCCCCACCTAATGTATCTAACCATATAGAAGAAATCTCAATAATACCACTAGTTCTTCCTTCATCATTAAAATTAAGATGTTGTCCTGTTGCATTATAATGTTCATAGGTATTACTACTTATACGAACTAAATCATCTATAGACATACATTCCACACTACAAAAAGAAGAAGCGAAAATAGAAACTAATCCCCCTCTTAATACTGATAAACCTACACCATCATCATTAACAATATATTTATCTCCAGGATACAAATCTAATGGTCTACCATCGTCCGCAATTTTTCCAACTTTATCTTCATCATAAGCTTGATAAGTTTTAAAATTATTTAAATTAAATTCCGGACCATAAGACCAATGATAGGATAAAGCTTCAGAATTAAAAAAAGGAAGAGCGCCTATAATATAAGTAACTCCTGTTTCATTTGTAACAAATAATACAGCAGAACCTTCTACAGGTACTGTAGTATTAAAAAGCCCATAAGCAGCATTGTGAGTTGTAGCTGACCATGAAGCATAGTATACTGCCCCACTAAAAAAACAAGAAATAATAACTATACCAGTATTGGGTTTAACCTCAAGTATTACTCCTTGTCTTATAGTTCCTGAAAACTCCATAGCTTTAGAAGCTACATGCAGAATATCAGTGGTCATTATTTTTGTAGGATCTGCTCCCAAATATCCATGTCGTAAATCAACCATGTTTTTGAAAACCCTTCATTATTCAGTAATAGCATCATCAATCTCAAGTCCTGCAAATTGAATAGAAATATTTTCCTGCATAAGCAATCCTTGGGCATTAGTGCTAACACCATAGTTCTCAATTACACATCCAGTTAACTTAAAACTTAGAGTACTGGTTTCTCCGGAAACACCATCTTTAATTTTTCTAAAAAACAAGAGGGTTCTCTCCCCAGAAGTAGTAGCTACTCCAGAAGAATTTACATTAGCTGTAGTCCATATACCTGCACCAGTAACTCCAAGTAAAGATTTAATACTTTTAGCTCCAACAATTCTTCCAATGCTACAACTACCTACAGGTCTAGTAGGGGAAAAATAAGTATTTCCACTACCTACTTCATTTACCCTATTAACTGGTTGACTATATTGTATTTGAACGTTTTGAACTAACGATTCAACAGCAATACCTGCAGACCCTCTTTGTCTTGGTAAAATTAGAGTCATTTGATCTGCAGTTACCATATCAGTATTTGAACTCTCTTGGTTCTTACCAAATATATCTCTTGCCATTTATCTTCTCCTATATAGTAATGGTTAATTTAGTTACATTCCATGGAGTAGGGACGTCTACAGAAATTTTACAATCTACCTCATCTTGAATAGTAGCATTCCTACCTAAACTTATAATAGTATAATCAATTACCTGAGAACCAATACCTTTATATGCATTGTATTTTTCCCCTTTTAAATCTTCTAATCCTCCTGTAAGTTCTGCAAACAATTCTGATAAAGCCTCTACTATAATATTTTTAGATACTATATACGTATCAATAATATCTCGAAGGTAATAAGCAATATTATGAGCATTTGAAATAATACTATCTTCTTTAAGATTAGTAGTACTCATATCTGTAGTTAACTGGTGTCTTGTATAACAAGCTGTTCCAGTACCATCTTGAGTTACTATCCATGTCCCACCTTCAGCTATAGTATTAAGCTGAGTATCAGTGAAATATGTTCTACTTCGTGAAGCATCTGTAAATCCAGAGATAGTATATTTTGTTAATGGAAGATGGGGAGGAACAGATGCTCTTTGAGCAGCAAGACAAGCTGCTAAATAATACCCTGGATAACTATCAATAACATCCGGCCAAATATTTCTAACCAGATGATTATCTAAAGAAGAACTATAAGTAGCAAGATAAGTAGCTTGTTCATCTAAAGAAAACGGAATATAAAGTTCAAACTTCTGAGCAACTACTACAGCTGCTCCCAGATCTTCTACTATCACTAAAACTTTAGCAGAAGTAACTGAAGAAACCGTGTATGAATCATAAGTAACTTCTCCATTTAAATCAAACGCATAATTAGTTCTAATTACATCATTAGCTGTTACTCCGTCTGTAACAAAATCTACTGGATCAGAAGCTGAAGCAGTTACTAAACTGAAGGCCCCTGTTCCATCATCTGTTATAGTACAAGTATAATTAGTCGCTACACCATACGTAGTATACAAACCTACTGAAGTAATTAAGTCTTTACAAATAAATACAGTCTTCCACTTTTTAACTGAACCTGAACTCATAGTTGTAACATAAGTAGAAAAATCACTATGTATTAAAACATTATAAGTAAGGGGAGCTAAATAAGCAATACCTTGTTCTTTTGTAATAGCTTCTCTAGCTGTAGTATATCCTGCTCGATTATCTGTAGCAAGAGAACATATTTTAAAAGTATTTCCTCCTATAGCATTATATACTTTTGTAGCTGCATAACCTAGAGGATTATATGTAGCATTAGAATCACCACAATAAGTGGCAATATCCGCAACACTAGTAATAGTAGATACTGCTGAAGAATTTGAAGGATTAAGCGCTCTATATTGAATATGCGCCGTACCAACAATCACTGGAATGTTAATAGTCCATGAAGAGTCAGCTACATAAATTGCATCATTTAAAGTAATCTGAGTAGCTGTAGTAGTCCACGCAGTATCTGCTGGGTTATCTACTCTATACTCAGTTATAAGTTTATCATTTTGAACTAATCTTAAATTACAATTTAAATTAGGAGTTCCGGAAATTAAATCTGCATCTAAATCTTCACTAAGAAGTAGTGTTTTATAAGCTCCTAATTTTGCACTTGTAGCTGCAACAGTCCATTTACTTCCTGCAATAAGACCAGCTTGAGCAGCAGCAGTAAATGATATAGTAGCTCCATAACTTCCAATAGCAGTAGCGGCACCTGAAGCAGTAACTATAATTGGGATCCCACAACCTGGGTCTAAACCATTAGTTAAATCAGTAGCAGTGAATTGAGCTGTACCCCATACCCCACCAGTAGTAACTTCAATTTCATAAGTAGTATCATAATCTCCAATATAAGTTCCTGCTGAAGTTCCTACTTCTGCTGTTACGGCTGCTTCTGTCGTATATGTCCAATAATCTGCTGCAGTCATTACAGGACTAAGTAAATAGGCTGCTGTATAAGTAATAGTAGAACCTAAAACTCCCATATTCATAGCAATCCCAAATCCTGGAAATCTAGTTGTGCTAGTATCCACACCAGAATCGGTAGCAGCTGTAATATAAGCTTCAGAGGCTTCTACAGAGAACTGCCATATAGCAGTCACAGCAAGGGGTTGATTAAAAATAATCTCAAGACCATCTGTCCCAATAGCTGTAGCTGTTCCAGCAACACTGGTAGTAACATCTCCACTAGTTCCACCGTTTGTTGCAACCCAATGAATAATTGCAACTCCAGGATTACCTAAAGTAGTACAAGTAATCGTATAAATATCACCTATAGTTCCAGAATAACCACTTGTAGCATTGAAACCAAATTCCATTCCAAGTTTACCACCAAGAACATCAGTTGTAGACATAATTCTAATATTTCTAGAGTCACCTTCTCCATAAATTAAACTCCATGAATTACCTATAACTAAAACAGAACCTACTGCAAATCTAATTTCCAAACCTTCTAAAGTAGCATCTACTACATTCCAGCCTCCAGTATACCCACCAGCTCCAGCTAAAACAACAGTCCCAGATATACTTCCATCACTATTTGTATAAGTCATAGTGATAGCATCAGTTCCTACAGTATTTGTTCCAGCAGAAATAGTTACAGCGAAAGTGATTTCTTCATATTGAGGAGCACCTACATAAATTGCAGGATTATTAATCCTGAACTCAATATTATCACAAGCTCCAGGAGTACCAATTTGTCCGGAAAAGGGAGTCGTAGCTGTAGTTTGATTACCAAAACATGGAGGAAGACCTGTCGTGTCTATAGTAACTGTATAAGTATCATCTACTGCATCACTTCCACCCGCAAGAATTATAGGATAACTCCCGGGATAAGTTCCTGTAGCAGAAGTACCTGTAATATTTGCATTAATATTTGTCCCGCCAGCAGAAGCAGCAGCTACTGTAGTTCCTTGGGTTGTGTGATTGCTTGCATTTGCAGCAGCAGCTAATGTAACAGCTGCTATAGTATCATTAACAAACCCTGTAACTTTAGCTACAGTTTCTTGCAATGTTCCTACAGTTGCATAAACATAAGCATAATCACCAATTTGAACATCTCTTGTTCCAAAAATAGCAGCTCGTGGATATGAAGTTCCTGAAGCGTTTGTATAGGATTTAAAAATTAATTGTGTGCCATCAGTAGTTACTTTATTAGCATTCCCTATTCCAGCAACTGCTTTAAACTCATAAGTTCCAACACCTGTAGCTTTAGCAAAATACCTAGCTTGTAAATCATCAAAATACACAGTTACTCCATCTTGATCCACAACATTCCCTACTGCTAATCCAGGATATGAATACGCTGTATCTATTGAATTGTCGTATGCTCCTAAAGAAATAGTAGATTTATCTGTAGTATACAAATAAAAATCATATCTTGGACCTATTATACATGCATATAAATCAGGTGGTGATAAAGATATAGTTTCAGTATATTGTAAATAAGCTTCTGTTCCCGGTTTTGTATAAGACATTCAGGTTCTCCCAAGTAAAATTTAAATATTATTTATAAACATACTACTTTATAACATTTCTATTGTCAAGTCTTTATTCAGAAATTGTTAATATATTTGCTCTAACAGCATGAATAGGTAATTGTTTTTCACTAGTTGTCCATTTTTCTTCAAAATTAAAGTTAGTAGTTACTGGTATAGAAAAAGATTCTTTAGCTTCTTGCAAAATCCCAATTTCCCCAATAGAAACTACTTCAAAAGATAAAAAATTAAAATCTTCTTGTATACATTTTTTAAATGCAATTAAAACATTAGATACTTTTTCAGCAAGTAACTCTACCTGACCTGCTGTTTCACAAATACAAACACTAGATACTGAACCTCCAGAGTGAATTACATATTTTATGTTATCAGTTCCTCTTTCTATTTGATCTCCCATAACAATTTTATTATAACTAATATTATGTCTCTTCACAACAATAGCTGGACGTTTTTGTATATTTTCAAATGATGTGGAAAATGAAGGAATAATACTTATTTCTGTTTTATCAGGATCTGGATCCCAATAAAAAGAATCTTCTATAACATCTGAACAAATTCTGCTAGAAGGGTTTCCAGTTACAAGAGTACCTACTCCAGTAACCCCTCCAGAAGGAATTATTTTTGCTGGAGTATTAAGAGCGAATTCTGCTTTCAGGATCTCTAGAAATATACCTGTTATCACCAACGGAGTCTTCCGAATTTGTTTGCAAAGGTTTATGGTAGTTTCTGTCATTCACTGCCTCATCTCGTAAATCAGTTTTAAAATTTAAATAATATTTAGGAAATAAAAAATATTTTTTAGCAATCATAAGCAGTACTCCGGTGCTGTTTTAGATAATTGATTAACTCCCATTATTTGTATAACTGGAGAAGTTCTTACATAAATGTATTGGATACTATCCACTACATATCTCCTATTATCTTCAATAGTTTTAATAATATCCCATTTATGCATCAACGGATATGCAATAGATCTAACTACTGATTGACAATTTTCTTGAAGTCCTAATTCTGTTAAAGATGAAGATACATCTTTATCTTCTAATAAAGCATATAATCTTACAGGAGAACAATACCCTCCTTCTACACCAGTTCCATAACAATTACTACAATTAGCTTTTAATCTCTGTCCTGTAACTTCATCTATGCAAACTGTACAAGATCCTCCTAATGTTTTTCTTCTATAAAAATCAATTTCTATGCCAACTTTTTTAGTATATAAAAGAGTTTCTTTTTCTTGAATTCTTTTAAATATCATGTAATCTTTACTTCCTAAAGTTCTATATAAATTTTTAGACTCAGAAATAAAATTAACTCCATCCGGATCTTCTCCTAAAATTCTATAATATACCTTAGATTCTTTAGAAGTATAATAATAAATATCCTCATAATATAAAATATTAGTTAAAGAAGTTATTGTTTCCCAAGGACCTTCTACAGACTCTCCTCGTTGAATAGTAAATTGATAATTTCCCGGCAAGATAGGATCTTCTATCTCCCAATCTAGACGAAAAGAAAATGGATAATTAGGATGAATATAAATGTATTTAAACGCAGATACTGGCATTATTAAACTCCAACATAAGAGGAAGAACCCCAACCATTATCTAAATTTACAGCGTTTTTTTGAGCACGTTTTTTTATTTCATACATCTCATCATAACGAGCTGCTAGTGCTTGAAAATCAGGACCCTTACCATCATCATTAACAGTTAATCCACCAGCTGAATACTGAAGTTGATTTCTTACATCTAAATTAGCTGCTGAATAAAGTAATTGAGCTGCTGTTCCAAGTTTAAGAGTATTTATAAACGGAAAAGATTCTCTTGAAAGTGCAGTAAAAGGGGGGGTTTCATTAAAATCTGCAACTACAAAATCTATAGCAGAATCAATATCATCATCTGAAAACTGAACTGCATCTAAAAGAACATTTAACTCTTTTTTATCATTTAAAAATTTTCTCATATCAGATGTAGTTAACATATTTCATCCTTAGTTTCTAAAAAAGGGGACATACAAACTGTCCCCTTAATATGCACAAATAAATTAATACTCATTACGCAACGAAATTAACTTTACAAATTGAACCAAAATCAGCAATACCAAGACCTAAAGTCATATATGTATCAAAAGAAATAATGTCTCTTCGATGTTCAATATAAACAGTCGGTTTCTGAAGGACGAAATATTTACCAAGAAAATCTTCTGTCGGGAAAAGATATAAAGTATCATCAGGAACAATATCCCTTTTGATAGTAATAAGAATCTTTACCCCATTAAACTCAGTAATTGTAAGTCCTTTATGGAAAAAATCTCCTGCAAGAACATCACCAACGTCATCAGCTCTGAACTTCAAGAAGTTTTTAGCTGTAATTGCATTCATTAAAATACAACCATTAGGTTTGGGTTTATCAAGACCAGGAAGAAGTTTAAGAGCTTCTACCATACCTGATTTTGAAAAACCACCAGCAATATCAACCCAATTTGCACCTACTGTAAAACCAACAGGTCCGCCAGGATACGCAGCATCCATATAAGCATCAATAGAATCAATAAACGTCTTATCAATAGTTTTTTCCATTTCTTTCGCAGCATTATCTGAAATAATTTTACGAAGATCATTCTGGTAAGTCATTAACTCGTTAATATTTTTTGTATATGTCGGAGTAGTCACTTTTCCAAAATAGATAGCATATTTACCACCTTCAAAAATTTCAGTATTCGGAGTTCCATAAAAAGGAATATGCGAAGCTCGTGCTCCACGTTCTTTTTCTACAATAACCATTGGGGAGTCGGTAGTTAAACTGGGGTGTAATTCATCTCTACCAATATCTTGCGGTGTAATAATTTTATCGGTAAAAGAATTTTCTCTTAACTGGTCTCTAATAAATGAAGAAACAGAAACCTCAGCTTCTTTAACCATGCCGTCTTCAATTTTACGAATAAAGCTTTCATTTATAAACCTTGAATTTAAGTCATTTTTATTCATCAGTATTTTCCTCCAAATGAATTTAATCTATATAAAAATTTGGTTATTAACCAATATAAACTTCACCACAAGGAAGAACCTTGATAATTCTATGACAAGCGATCGAAACACTGCCTTTTTCAAATGTATCTTTACCATCATAATACCCAACACATGGTTGGTAAGCATGAGCTGCAAAAGTACCCGTACCTTCCATAAGGTTACCTGCAAGTGCTGTAGAAGGAACCATAACATCACCAAAAGCATAAGAAACACTAACATCTACTTTATCAGTTTGAAAAATACCGTTGCCAATAAGAACAGTCATACTACCTGCTGAATCAACATCAAAAGCTGACTGATTTCTTTCTGCTATAATAGTAGGAATATGTTCATCTCCAGCAGCAGGAGTTAAAGGTGTTGGGTAATCAAAAATAACCAGATTACCTGTAACAGGATCTTTCTTACAAACTTGTCCAGCAACAACACCTTCATCAGCTGTAAGCTCAACAACATCAATTAACGCGACAGGATACGGCCCGCCTCCTTGTATAAGATTATACATCATAGCCTCCAATTTTTTATTCTAAACAAAATTTAGTAATCGCATCCTGATCATCTACAGATGCTTGATCATCAGATGAAAACCCTAAGGAATCCGGACCAACTTTGCTTGCTAATTTAATAACAAGATTAGCCATCTTTTCTGGTCCTATATAAAGTTCTTTAGAAACTTCAAATTTATCTTCATCAGCAATAAGTCCTCTTGAAAGAAGAGTATCTACTACCGCAGCTATTTTTTCTTGATAAGATACAAGAACTTTTTCATAAGCTGCTCCCTTTTCAAGAAGCGGCTCGGTAGTTTTGATATATTCTACCATTGCAATTTCTGCTTGTTTTTCCATAATTAAACCTCACTTCCAGCCAATTCTTTAATAGCGTAAGCTAAAATAGCTCTTTCTAATTTTTTATCCGCAGCTGAAGTAATTTTACTATCTTCAATATCAGAGGCTGCAATCGGTTCTGATTCTTGAACTAGAGCACTAGAAAGAGTATTTTTATACACTGGCTGCATAGACTCAATAGGTTCTGCTCTTTGAGCAGCTGGTTGAGTAACTAATACACTTAAAGCCAATCTTACTGCTTCTTTATTTGCTACATACTCAGTAGCTCTTTCAATGGTCTCTACAGTAGTCTCTGAAGAAGATGATAAATAATCTAGAATATCCTTCTGTTCAGTATCACTAATCATCTGTTTAGCTCTCAAATCCTGAAGTATACCTCTGGATATTTGAGTATCTGCTGCATATTTAATATTATCTTTCGCTATCTTAGTAAGAAGCGAATGAAGAATATCCGGATCTAATCCTGCATACGCAGCATGTTTTAACATTGTATTATAATGATCTTCTACAGAAACCGATTCCACTTTATTATTTCCTACCTTTTTTTTTTACTTGCTACTTTCAACATTGATTTTATAAGCTTCGCTGCTTTTTGTCTACCTATACGATTAGAATAATCTTTATCTTGTGCTTGTTTTTGATGAACTAGAGAAGTAATCTGCTCTTCTGCTAATTTAGCGCCTGCTTGTTTACTAAGTTCAAATTCCATTCCTTGAACTTTATTAAAATAAGCTTGCTTTTTTAATTCCTGAATAAACAATTGGGCAGCTTTTTCACCAGCTTTTTCAGAAACAATTTCTTCTACATCTTCTGCTGCTTCAATAGCTTCAGTAGCTTCCGTTTCAACATCTTCAGCTTCTTCAACAGCTTTTTCTGCTAAAATTGCTTCCTCAATTGCTCTTTTTAAAAGAGTAAAATCTGCATTCTTATTTTGATAACCAGTCTTAATCGAATTAAGTACTCGTTGAGCTAACCTAGAAGCTTTAACTGATTCTTCCTGTACAGAAGTAGAGGCTGTAGTACCATGACTAACAAAACTTCCAGGAATTAAATATTCCTGAGGATTAGTTCCTGTAACTGCAACATTTTGTTCTGGGATAGGATCATTTTCATCAATACCATTTACCAATGCTCCCTGATCAATTTTACCTTCACCTTGAACTGGAAGAGTACCACTATTGGGATCAGTATTTGCATCATTAACTTGCCCACCAGCAGTAGTAGCTATTTTTGTTAAATTCTGCACCTCACTCGCAGTAAGAAAAACATCTAAATCTTTCATAACACTTTCAAATAATTCTGCCATCATCAAACTCCTACATAAAATATTAAGTTGTTTTTATTTATTAAAAAAATATTAAAACATAATTTTTAGCTTATGTCAAGCCTAAAATTAAAAATTTTTAAAATTATGAGCAACAACCGCTAATTTAAAAAAATTATCATTATTAGAATACTTCTCTAAAATATCTAATTTGTACTTTCCATACAAATTTTTTAAATCTTTTACCAAACTTTTTTCTGCCTTTTTCATAATCTTCGCACCGCCTGAAGAAGAACTGATTGCCACCCCCCCAGGAAATTTTTTCATCTTTGTATTTGGTGTCATTTTAATACTTATACTTATTCCTCGAGGACCTCCTGGAGAACTCTTAAGAGACTTATTTCCAATTAATTCTAAAGGTAATTTTATCTTTTTAAACGGATCATCAAACCCAAAAAGATCTTCTCCTAAATCAAAATTACCTTCTCCTTCAGACATATCAGAAAAAATAGAAGATAAATCAGAGCCTCCTATTTCATTAAGTAACCCTTCCGGAATATTATCACCTAAAAATTTAGAAACAAAATCTTTAAAATTTAACATAATTCCTTCCCCCCCTAAATTATTAGCAATACATGGGAAATCAATATTTTTATCTTTCACAAATTTTTGTAATTCTTCCAATTCATACGGGGTTATAGAATTAAATACTACATCATATTTTGTGTCCCTATTCGGAACAGCTCCTGCATCAGAACCTAAAGAAACTATCTCTTTTTCTATATCTGCAAGTTTATCTAATAGCGCTCTCTTATTTGAAGACATTTTTTCAAACCTATATTCATTATCTACAAAACCTTCTTGTTCTGCAAGTAATGCTGAACTTATACACTCTGAAGAATTTGAAGCTACTTTTTCCAAAACATAAGCTATTCTATCTGCAGGTCTCCATACAAAAGAAATATCAAAAAAGGTTGGGTTTGGATTTATAGCATATATTTGTTTTCCATCCGGTAAGATGTCTCCCATATTATGTTTTAAATGATCACAATAGTCCTTAGTGTTTCTAGCCTTATTATGACAAATAGAACAAATATCAAATTTTAAACGACAGCTCATAGAGACCGGGACTTCCTGACCGTTTTTAACCTTAGCTACTATATCTGGACATTCAGAATCTATAATCTTTATTACAAGCTCTACACGCTTCATGTCTTCATTATAATGAGAAAAAGCTACACTACCATAACTCTTGTCTGTACTCTTATTTTTATGATGTTTAAAGACTTTACCATGAGATACAAAAGTATGATGATTATTCCGCAAATCCTCTTCCATAAAGTAATCTCCATTTTTATTCGCAGAGTAAAACTCCCCAGCACCCATAGCTAAAAGAAGAAGATAAGTATACCCTTTTTCTGGAGTTACACCCTTAATGAACAATCTTGTCTTACTAGAAGCAGACTTAATTAACGGAACATCCGTATCAAATAATACTTGAATACTTTGTTCCCCAAAATCAAATGAATTAGAAAGTATTTTATACAAAATATTACTCCTTTTTATGTTTATATACAGACTTAACAAATTGTTCAGGGTTCATTTTTCCTAAAACTTTCCATGTATCATTATCTATCCCATACTTTTTACCCCTACCCTCCATACCTTTAACTACATAATTACGTAAATGAAGTAAAAAATTTTGATACATTTCTGGGGTTGCAAATTTAGAAGAAAGAGTTTTAAACTTTTCACCATCCTTAAGGTATTCTACAATCCCACCCCTAGCTAAAGAATTTGAAATATCTATATTTCCAGGAGTTAAATTAAACCACTTTTTAACAGCTTCTGGTTCAGATAGTAAACTCCCGCCACCTTGACTAGCTAACTGTTGCCAATCTTCATCTAAATTCCCTTTATATTTATTTCGTAATTCTTCAAAGTCGCGAATTGAAGAATCATTTTTAAGCCCACCTATACCTCCAAAAACAGTCGGTCCAAGCAATGCTCCTCCAGCAGCCCCTGCTAAAGTAGGTCCTCCAATTCTCCATAAAATATCTTGAGTACTTAATTCATCCCAAGGATCTTTTTCTCTTAAAAGCTCATACGCTCCAGAACCTAAAAGACCCACACCTCCGCCAACTAACCCACCTTTACTATACTCAGACAAGTCACCCCACCAAGAATTAGTTTCTTCTTTAGCAAATTTTTTCAACCTGGCTCGTTTAATTAACTGATGTACTAAAAGATTACGTTGAGATTCAGCAGCTTCTTTAGTTAAACCACTTCTAATCAAACATAAATCTAAATCATGTATTTTTTTAAGGAAAGCTTTTTTATCTATTTTCATAAACTACCCTTCACTTTTAAAATCTAAAGCTTCAATTTGTCCCAATTTCTTTTCAATATCAACAAGAGCTTCTATAACTGAAATACCTTGTAAACCTGATTCTAAAGTATTCCTAACTGTTGCAGTAGCTAACCCTTTATTTCTAGCAACTCTTGGAGTTAACTCTATCATTTGATTGTATAACTCAACAATTTGCTTAGGATCATGGTCTTGTAAAATTTCATCTTTAAACATTTCTTCTAAATTTTCTTTATATCTTAAATTCTCTACAAACTTTTTAGTTTTCTTTATACTTTCTTTTTGTTTTTTTCCTTTTGACTTTTGATCTAAAATAGATGCTACCAAATCTTTTTGAAATAAAGGATTTATTTTTTCTTTTAATTTTCCTGATACTCCACTTACCTCAGTAAGCCCTTTTAAAGGAGATAAAACTTTTTTAACCCCTCCCCATCCTTTTTTTCCAACTTCTTTAGATCCTTTTAATTTTTTACTTATAAATTTTAGGGCCTCACCCTTACCCTTACTCTTGTTTCTTATTTTAGCATCTAATTTATCTTTACGTTTTTTTTCTTTTTTTCTTGTCTTTTCTTTTTCTATATCAAACTCTAATCTTGTTTTTTTACCGCTTTGTTTAATTATATTATCACTGTTTTTTTTTTTTATACGGGACATAACCTCAGTATCTACAATAGCCATAGATTGTTTTAAAAAAGAAGCTTTTTTAATTGCTTCTTTATATTTAAAAGAATCTGCTACAAGACTTAAAAAAGTAGTATATACAGAATTTGTTTGATAAGCTTTTTTAATAAAATTAGCTGTTTTAGAAGAACGTTTTAAATTAACGGAAGCATGTTTAACTATACAATCAAGTAAATAATCTCCTGCAGTTCCTACAGCCCCCCTAACTTGTTCTTCAAACTCTGAAAAACTACTGTTATTAAGATAATTAGAAAAATGTCTCGCAACTTTTATAAACTTATGCCCTATATCATCTTTTAATACAGCAGCTTTCATAAAATAATCTTCTCCCATATCGTTTACGTTTTTCCTATTAGAAAAATATTTATCCATAACAAAATTTCCATTTACATGTCTAGATTCTTCTGGATGTTTTAATAACAATGAAGAAGCAGATTTGATCAATTGTCTCTCATATACATTTTTATTATAATCTGGAATATCCAAATCTATATATGAATCATCTATCTGAGCTTCTTTTTGTAAATTATTTTTTTGTTTTTTAATCTGTTGCAAAGACTGGATAATAATTTTTGAGTTTCCTAAAGGAAATTCAGCTAATTTATCTTCAGCTTTTTTTATAACTTGAAGTTGATGAACATTATTGACTCCCTCAGTTACCCGCCTAATGGTGTCCATATTCAAATCAAATTCTAAAGCTGCTTGTTTAATCGCATCATTAATTTCTGCACCTGCTTCAAAATTTTTAATTGATTCTTTAATAGCTTTTTTTATAAGAGTAGTTATACTATTCTCCATTATTCTAATTCTCCTTAACTATTCAATTCCCCAGCAATATTATTTCTTAAATTAGTAACCTGTCCTGATTTAGGAGGTAAAGCTATGTTATCACCACAAACATGTTGAACAAGTATTTTTAAATCCTCAGAAGTATCCTGTTCTGATTTATTAAACCCACCTTTAAATTTAATAAATGTCTTAATTAATTCCAAGTAAGTTTTCACTTTATCAAAAGCCTCAATTTCTGAACTATCAATTTCAACAGCTCTAATCAACAGAGCATCTCCAACTTTTGAAATTAACTCTACTCTTTTTTGTTCATCTAAAGAATCTGTTAATCCCAATTTCCATTTTAGATACTCTTCCCCAAACCGGATACCCATCTCACGATATTCTTTAACTTCTATAGGAATGAGCTTTTCCTCTACTAATTTTAAAAAAGAACCCCTACCAGTCAATGGTTCTATATCAAAAAAAAGTTTAGTATAATATATTAAAGATTCATAACTTAAATCAAAAAAATTTCCTATTTCTTTTATAGAAACTCCAGAAATTATTAACCCTTCAATCCTGGCCCTATACCATGTATCTTTAAAAATTTCAAAAGCCATAGAAACAAAATCCGAGGGATTTCTTCCTATAAAATATTTCATAGCTTCTTTAATATATACATCCGATTCATCATCAGGATCTATTTTTTTTTCAACTAGCTCTCTAGCCTTTAAAATTCTTCTATCTGTTTTGTAAGCAAGAGTTACTTTTTCCATTAAACACCTTTAACAATTCGTTTTTTCATTTTTAGTACTAAATCCCCAAGTTGCTTAAAATTATTTTTAACTTCTTCTTCAAAAGTTAAAATTTTATCTAACCCAAAATATTCTTTAAATTCATCATTTCTCCACCACACCAAAAATAATAACCTTCCAAGTCTATCAACTGCTAATTGAATATCTGGAATATATTTATCTATAAGAGGAGTTACATCCATAGTTATTGCAAGACTTCCTAACAACCCATGATCAAATACTGTTTGTTGACCGGATGTTTCAGCAAGAGATAAAATATCCTGTAAAGTATCTGGATTTAATTCAGGATCCCCACCTTTTAATTGTTGCAACCCAGAAGGATAATTACCCTTAAGATCCTCTTCTGCTTTTTCAGGAAATTGTATACTATGATCCCCCCTTCCAAAAAGTTCTAAACCTGATGAAACACTTACTGCCTGTTTAACAAACTTTCTAACAGTTCTATAATGATTGCTCTCAGCTTCTTTACTGAGATCTATAGCATCTTGAGCACCTATGTTATAAATTTTAGTTAATGTTTCTAAAACAGCTTTTTTAGAAGTTGTTGTTTTAAATTCAGTTTTCTTTCCAGCAGGAGTATACGCTACTTCATATTCACTTCCATCTGCTTTAATAGCTACTTCATCAATGCCTTTTTCCAATAAGAGATATTGAACATCAGCTTGAGTTCCTAATTTAAATTCTTTATTATAATTAATAGGAACTAATTTATAAGATTGAGGAACCATAAGGTCACCATTAAGAGTCTTTGGAGTCCCTTCTTTTTTAGTAGATATAACTATTTTCATAGTAAAATCTCCAAGATCATTTCCAGCAGAAAAAGAGTTGTACCTTTCAGTTTCTAAATTTTGATCTGCTGCATGACCGTTTACTTTATCATTAATATTAGGACTGTCGTCCTTATTACCATACAAAGGTATGTGAGATCCTATAGTTCCAGGATACTTTTTATCAGTATAAGTAAGAACTGGTTCTATAGAATAACTTAAAATTCCAGAAGAATCCGAAGTTCTTTGAATAATTTTAAACGGCATAGAAGTACTTAATTTATGATCAATAAGAATATATACTCCACCAATATCTCCATCATTAATATCTTTTACTTGTAATTGCTCAAACATTTTAGAATAATCATCTATTGTTTGTATATTACGCACCCAAACTTCATTTTCAGGAGCAACTACCATTTCATTAGTTTGAAGTCTAATAACTACTGACCAATGGTCTGCATACATTTCAGTAAAAGATTTAGGTTTTGTTGCTATAAAACATTCTTCTAAATGACCTGTGTGTGTAATAGTAGAATAAACTCCCGGACCTAGAGGATTTTGAATAACAGTACTTGTTTCTGTATCATAAACAGTAGCTTTTTCATCCTTAGTTCTCTTATCTAAAACTACTAACTCTCCTTGATAAATTTTTTCTTTAGCTGAAGATTCTAACTGTTTAACAGTCTGGGGATGGTCTTCTAAATCTTCTGGAGCAATAACCTCTACTTTTATTTTTTCTTCCGCTTGTTTTTTAAAATTATCGTGAGAAACATAAACAGCCTTTTTAACCTCATCCCAAGAGTAATTATCCATTAAACAATTTACAAACTCCTCGCTAGATTTCATAAACTTTACTACACTAGTTTTGAACAGTGGAGGAGACTCTCTAATAAATTTTAAAGCGTTATTAGTTTTTAATCTCATATTATTTTTTAACAGGGAAACTTCTTCCGAAGCTCTTTTTGTTAAAGATGCAGCAACAGTTAACCCTGGAGATGTTGTAAAAGATCTGAGATCAGGTGATTGTATAAATCTAGTCTCTTTTTCATCAACTCCCTCACCTAAAGTAACGGGTTTTTGTTTTAATAAATAAGATACCCATTCATCAGAAAAAGGTATAAAAATATCTTTGCTTTTAAAATATAACAATTCAAGCGATTTTACATCTCCAGTTATAAAAAAAACTGGCGCATATAAAAATTCATCTGAAATTTTAAACGCAAACATACCAAGAGCTTTGGTCCCTTCATCATTACTTTCGACCACCTCAAACCCTATTAAACAAGATGATAATTTAGTATTCTTATCTTGCAATTTTAAATACGCAATATTACTAAATTGAGTTTCAAAATCTGTAGTGGACATTATATACTCCTGCTATAAAAAATTATAATTCATTAAAATTATAAAAATAAATTTGTATTTGTAAAGAGAAAAAAAATTATTTTTTCTCTTCTCCAAATCCTGTAGCCCTAGCATACGGATGAACGAACGAAGTTCCTCGATATGGGGACGATTCAGCTCTATGTGTACTTTCTGTAATATTTTCTAATAAATGAGAAGAATACAATTTATGCATCCAATCATCTTTCTGTCTAGGAACATCTGGAAGTCTTATCATTACTGGTTTAAAAGAAGGGGCTTTATTAGTTACCTTAATTTCTTTTATTCCATTGTCTTTTAATTCTTTTTTTACAAAACTACTAATTTTAGTACCTGCTGTAAAATAAAGCTCTGGTTCAACTAAAAATCCATTTGCTTTTTTTGTTTCAATTATTTCTACATTATTAGGCTTGTATGAGCCTTTAACATTTTGATACTCAACCACATCTCCAGTAACATAATTATCAAATTCATCTATACTTTGTATTTCAACATGATTTATTAATCCTCTGGCAATTGTATCAAACACTCTCTTATTCCTATGTTGTCCTTCACCTTTATAAATATCTCTAAAATGATCAGACAATATTTTTCTACCCTGCCCTAACCCTTTATATTCAACAATTTCTTTAGGATTTAAAATTCCTTCATTGGAAATTTGATCTCCCAATTCTAAAACTTGATCTTTCTTAACTTTAACACTATACACAGAAGGGAGATAATGAGGAGTATCTTCAACATCTACATAAGTTCCCCCTTGAGGAGCATTTCTAATATCAGTTACTTTTCCTTCTTTTTCAGATAATACAGCTGCTCCTGGAAACACTTTAGGGACAAAAGTTATTCTTTTTAATAAATCTAAACCTTTTGCTTTTGTCTTGCCTCCAGCAACCCCTCCTGTATGTTTTACATTCATAGCCATTTGAGTTATAGGTTCTGTAATAGATGAAGACATTATAAGTCCAGCATTATCATTTAAATTAAAATTTTCTCCAGAACTATTTTTACCAATACATTTCTTACAAATACCTTTAGAAGATTGACAAGTTAACGGGGATCTTACAATTATTTTTTTAATTCCTTTTCGTTTTAAAGAATTAATAATCTCTGGAGTAATTAGACTTCCCTTTTCAATACCACCTACTGAAATTGATAAATAACCTCCAATATTATCTTTATCATCTATATCCTCAGGAGTACCTGTAGTTGTCCTGCAATCATCTTCAGATATTAATAAATCTGAAACACCCATAGAAATAAGCTTAGTTAAATAACCTGGAACTCTAGTAGCTTCTACTGTTGCTACTAACCCTTGTCTAGTCCCATGACTTGCAGACCAATATTCAGAAGGTTTAAGTCCTGCAGAATAAGAATTTTTTATAGGGTTTAATATAGGTCTACCTTTAATATCTGTAACAATAACAGGAGCGCCAATAGTGGAATTAACTGCTGTAGGTTTTCCTCTAGCCCCTGCTACTACCATCTTCGCAAACATATTGTCTTGTTTAAGACCCTCTGACACTACCTTATCTTGAAAAGTAGTAGCTAAGTTAGAGTATATACTAGCTACTTGCTCATCTAATTTAGTGCTATCTCCTACTTTTCTTTTTAGAGCTTTAATAGCATTATCCGCTTTATCAAAATAAGATTTTACGTCAAAAGGAGCTTTAAAATCATTTAATTTAAAAGACATACCTTTTTCATAAGCAAATTTATCTCCTAAATTTTTTAGATCTTGAGCTACTTCAGCATACTCTGAAGAATTATTTAATGCTATATCTGTTAATATATTTCCTAATTTAGATTTAGTCATTTCTATATTAGATTCTCGATACTTTTCGGGAAGTATATCATTCACCAATAATTTACCAACAGTAGTTCTCAAAGTATATTCCTACATTCTTGAAATTAATTTTGAAGCATAATTTTTAAGAGCAGCTGCATCAATCATTTCCTGAAAACTAGCATCTTTTCTTAGTTCCTCAAATAAAAGCTCTGAATCAATACCTTCTGCAGACGCTTCTTTTAAAATTGATTCCAACGACCCTACCATAGCACTTTTAGGACCTAACATATCAGTTAATAAATCAACTTTTTGAGCCATTACAGTTAACTTTTCATTTAAAACACCTAGCTCTTTATATACATCATTTTTTGAGCCGCTTGCTCCACTTGCTGCAGAAGGAGCTTCTACTGGAGCTGCAGGAGCTGCAGGGGCTGCAGGAGCAGTTTCAGAGGGTAGAGGAAGGGCTGGAGCGGCTGTTTCTATAGGAAGCTGAACCATTCCTTGTTGCACTAACATATCAATTTGCTGAATTACTTCAGCTGGAGCGCCTTGAGCTTGAAGCTCTTGTTTAATCTTATCTATTGTTAATCCTGAATCAAGCATTCTCTGAATCATCTGAATAGGGTCTTGTGCTTCACCCGGTGCTGGAGGTGCTCCACCCATTGCAGGATCCATTGGAGGAGGGGGCATTCCACCTGCCATTGCAGGATCCATTGGAGGAGGAGGCATTCCACCTGCCATTGCAGGATCCATTGGAGGGACTGCTCCTGGCGCTCCTGATGGGGGAACAAAAGCTTGTTTTCTTAAATCTCTTAAAATTGAATCTGCTTGGTCAAGAATGTTCATTATAAACTCCTATAATTACTAAATTTCAATCGAATCATTTAAATCAATTTCACCTCTATGATAGGCTGCAATAGCTTCTTCTTTATTTTTAAATTTTTTAACTTTTCCTTTTCCTTGTTTAGTAGCTTCAAATAACCCATACACAGCTTCATGCGAAGGTTTATGAACTACTGAAGATCTCCCAATATGCATTAAATTTTGAGAAGGCAATAATTTTTCTATTGACTCTTTTCTTGCTGCTTCAGTAACTGGAGTATACACACTCACTGAATCACCATCATAATCCATATTAAATCCTTCTTCAATAAGAGGAGGAACTTTAATAGTGTTCCCTTTAGTCCTCATAGGAAACAAAGCTAACATATTAAATTTATGAAGAGTAGGGGACCTATTAATTATAGACGGCCTTTGGGACATTTCTGTATCTAACATTCTTTCCGCTACTTGGTCCCTATCTTCAATCATTTCACTAGCCTTTAAAGCAGGGTACCCTGCCATAACTAATTTTCTCATTACAAAAGGTTTGTATAATTTCCATGCCATATCTTCTGGCATTCCTATAGTATCCATAGGAATAGTAGGATCAGGAATTACAATCCCTCTACCAGATAAATCTTGAGTTTTCCCAATTACTTTAGCATGAAAAACACCTGTCTTTGGAGAAGTTCCAGCTACTTTAGCCAAAAATCCTTTTAACCCTTTTTGCTTAAATTTATAATTAACAGGCTCACCTAACCCAACTACTGCCTTAGCAGAATTATATAAATTAGCCCGTTCTTCTTCTAACTCTTCTCCAGGTAATTCTTTTTTAAGAAGTCTAAAACTATCATTAGCCTGTATAACATCTTTATATAAATTATTGGCATCATCAACTAGAGAAGTATTTCCTTCAATTACAGTAATGGGGCGATATATAGGAGGAAGGACTGGAAGTTTAGTTAATATTAAATCCTTAGGTTTAATATCATTTTTCTTTAATGCTTTCAAGTATCCTAAAGTTTTAATAGCTTTATCTTTTACTGACTTATTACCTTCTTTTATTATTTTCTTTTGAGCAACTATCTCTTCCTCTACATTTATTTTTGATAATTGCTTTTTAATAAACGACCCTCCCTTTTCTCTTAGAGTAGCTTCAAAAGTTTTTTGATTCATTCCCAACATAAACTTTATAGGAGTCTCCATTACAGGATTAGGTATAGGTTCTTCTAAATTTATATGCGTCCATTTTTTTCCTTGTGCCCCACCAGTCCTAACTGAGTCAAATAACCCATGCCTCTCTGGTTTCAAATCTCTAGATTTAAGCATTTTTGAATTTTCTATCACTCCATTAGACATTTTATTAATTTCATAATCAGTTAATGGCATAAGATTAACCCCTTGATTATCTTTAACTACATTAATACCTGAAGCTTGAAGCATATCCATAAATTTAGCATAAATAAAATTATCATCTGGTGTAGGTAATGGAAGCCCTAACTTCATAGCCTTCCAATACTCATCATTTTTATTACCTTTTAAATTTGAAATTTCTCTTAAATTATGAACTGCCCCATGACTTAAAAGAGCATTCAACTGAAGATTAGAAATTCTCTTAGCAGCTCCAGTAGATCCTCTTGCAGGTTTTAACTCCGCAGTATATTCTTCTCCTGGACCAGCTGATCTAGCGCTAAATCCTGATTCCGCTGTTTTAAATAATTTATTAAATCTTTGTCTTCCTACCATTACATTAGGAATAGTTTTTCCTGTAGTAGGATCTATTAAATCCTCAGTGTCTTTCACTCCATATTTTTTTAATTCTTTTTCTGTATACTCTATCATACTATCATCAGAAAATAGAGGAGCTTTATACACAGTATTATTTTTATGAGCTATCTTTCCAAGTAAAGTTTCTGTTATTTGAGCAGGATTAATTCTAGAAGGAACTCCAGCAGGAGTTAAAAGGATTTCCAGGTGTTCTCCTGTCTCTTTTACTTTTGGCATTTGATCATCTGGAACTATTAAAGAGACTACTCCTTTTCCTCCATACCTATTACTATTTCCGGAAAAGTAACACTTACCGTTTCTTTTTACATACAGTATATGAGAAGATACTTCACAACTATAAATTTTATCATTATAATCTACCCATTCCTCTTTATGAATTATACAGCAAAGGTGAGGAGTAAAACCTTCAGAAGGATCTTCACCTCCAGTTAAAAAGCTTCTAAGAGCACCAAATAATGAAGTGGACGTTTCAAACTCAAATTTAATACTGTCCGGTTTAGCTACATAATGTTTATGGTTAGGAGTAACTAATATATCAATCTTCTGATTTTTTAAACAATACATCTTCCCATCATAATCATAAGAATAAATATTAGTAGGTTTTTCATACTCCAGACTATTAGTTACAGAATTTAAAGAGGCCACCCTATCCTCATAAGATAAATCTTTAAAAAATTTCCATCCCTCTTCAGTTAAAATTTCTGTTTCTTTATCAAAACATAATTTATCCGCTATCACCATTGGCTTCTGAGTTCTAACATTTACCTTAATTCCAGAATTAGTCTTTTGAACATCTATAACTTCACCTTCATAAGCCTCTTCCCAAGTAGTGGCATCTTCCATATAAGGTTCTTTTAATATAGAATGTAATTTACCAAACTGAACATCCGTAGTAGAAAATTCTCTTATCTTAGAATTAAGAATAATTGGATCATTAGGCTTTAAAATAGTCCCTGGTTTTATAACTCCGTCAGAATCAATATTTTCTAACTGGGCTTTATTAAAAACCCCTGGAAATAAACTAATGTGCTTATTCTTATTTATGCTACTCTGTTTATTTTTTTCTTTTTCTATAGAATACATGTGGTCAGAAACTAATTTTTTAGCGGCAGACTCACTTATAACAATACCATCTTCGTGATTATACCCCTTAAAAGGAAGATACCCTACATGTAAATCCCTACCTAAAGCTAAAACCCCTTTATCATCAGTATAATTACTTGTAGCTAAAATTTCCCCAACTTTTATTTTATCACCTTTTATAACTTGAACCTTATTATCAAAATAAGTTTTACGATTAAACGGGAAATTATTATATAAATCGTATTTTTTTAATCCGTCTTTCCCTTTAACAACAATAAAATCTTTTGTTACTTTAGTAACTTCTCCAGAATCTTTTGCCTTAATTACTCCAGTACGTTCTCCTGCCATTTCCTCAAATGATTTACCATTTTCACTAGCACTCTGAATTAAAGGGGCTTCAGGATTTACTAATGGAAAAGCTTGTCCTAACATTTTACTCCCCATTAACAACCTATTTCCTTGGACACTTCCAATCATAGGAACTAAATTACTCATACTATCAAACATCTCAGAAGGGTTTTTAATTTTATACTCTACTTTGGAATTATGGACTTCTCCCATTTTATTACCTTTATCGGAAGCCATTACCATTCTACCTTTTTCTCCAGGAAACATTACGACAGCTTTATCAAATTGTTCTGGAGTTATCCACTTTTCTTTATTAGCTTTATCTACAACTTTAGTAAATAGATTATTATTCGCATCCCGTTTTACTCCTGAAGCTAAATGTAAATCTACCCCAGCAGCGCTTGATTCTGGACTACGAATAGGGTCTACAAAACCAAATTGAGAAGCATGTACTTGTCTAGTTTCATCTGGAACAGAAGAAGAAGACCCAATACCTCCTTCACCTAAAGAAGTCACTTTATTAAAATGTTCATAAATTTGAAGAGGGTTATTCTGTTCTATTGGTCTAGACCTACTGTCTTGAGTAATTAATGAATCAATAGGTCTAGTAAAATATCCAGATTTAAGACTTCGTAAAGAACCATCATATGTAGCTTTATTTAATAATCTCTTTTGAAGATTCCCAGAATCCTTTAAAATTCTCTCTTCTACAAAATCTTCTATACTATGAATACTTCTAAATTTTAATGAATCTCTATCATCAAAATCTTCCTCTCCTTTATACACTTTTAAAAGTTTTTTTGAAGCATCCATAATAGCATCTATATTTGCTTCTTTATATGGTTTTCCAAGAGTAACTTTTGTAACTTCGGGATCTAATTTACCAAGACTAAATTTAGCAAATATAGCTTTAGCTTTTTCTCCAGCGCTTAAATCTTGATTAGCATTTCGTTTATGGAGTTTAGAATATATATCTGTTACTTCACGAATACCTCTATAAGCATCTTTATTAGCCTGAAGTAATTCTTTTCCCCATTTTTGCTCTAAAGTAGCGTCCCCTATTCCTGCATGTTTTAAAAGAGGATATAAATTCTTTTTAGACTGCCCTATATTTAATTTAAAAAGACCTGATTCTGATTCCATAAAAACTCTAAAACTAGGAGATTCAGAAGCGCTATCAACATTAAAATGAGATTCTAATAATTCATTAGATTTTTGTCTGGTATAAACTCCAGGTTTTAGACGAAACTGATTAATAGTAGAATATTCATTTCCTTTTGAAATAAATGTTCCTCTCTCAGTCATATAAGGAAGTTGGGCTAACGTAGTATCTACTTTATCTACTACGTTTCCACTTTTATCTTTCATAGTAACTGTACCCTTCAAAGGAAGAGTAAGCTTGAGGTTTTTTAACAAATGTTCTTTCTGCTCTTTTTTTCCAAATTTTCTTTCTGGAACTTTAAGATTACTAAATTCAATATCATACTTCGTTCCTTCAAGAGTTCCTACTTTTTTAAAGGCCTTTTTAGCTTTTTCAAATATTAAATTTCTTCTAAATTCAGTGTCGGAAAAATCATACATCAATAACATCTCCGTAATCTATTGTTCCACGAGATATAGCTCTAGCTCCTGCATCTAATAAAAGTTTTCTCATTACGGGTCTTTTTAATTTAGAAATTAAATCTTTTGGAATTTCTACATTTACGCTTTTAAGATGTTTATAAATTTCATGAACACTCATCTTGTTTATTCTGGACATAATTTTCTTTTTATAATCCAATTGTCTTTGATTAACTTCTTCTTTATTAAGTCTGGAAGAAATTGAATTACTTATAAGTTCTTCAATGGATTTTTGATCTTTCTTTTTAAAAACATCAGAAGCTTCACTTAATGCTGCTAATCCACCTATCATTTTTATTTCCTTATTTAGAGACTGTACTTAGGTTTTTGTGGGGAATAGGGGTGTTGGTACCCTCCTTGAGAATTTCCTTGTCCTCTTCCCATAAGAAGAGCCATTAAAGCTAACATACCTCCTCCTGCTATTCCTGCAAAAGGGGCTACTTTTTTTACTGAAGTTCCAACCTGATCTATAGCTCCCGTAACAAGATTTTTTCCTGCCTGTTCTGTTAATCCTGGCAATTGATTTTTATAACCTTCTATTACAGTTTTTAATCGTGCCACTTCATCACTCACAGTTTCTTGCACGATAGGTTGCACAGTTTTTGTTGCACTCCTTGATATATCATTCGTAATTGGTTTTATCCAATCAGAGAGCTTTTTTTGTACGCCTGTTAATTTTTTTGGTGCTGATGCTACAGGAGGTTTATTTCCTGATTTACCAGGAATGGGTTTTGGTGCTGATTTACCAGGAATGGGTTTTGGTAGTGGTTTTCCAGTTACTATACTTTTTGCTTCAATAATTCCTCCAGTAACCGCATCTGCTCCTGCCTGAGAAGAAATCTCAGGTAATCTTTTTTCGACACCTTTAAGTTTTTCTTTAATATCTTCAACTCTCGTATCAAATTTTTTAAATGGTTCTTTAGTAACTTCATCCCCAACCCAATTAAGAGCCTTACCTAACCCCTTCTTACCTACCTCTAACACCTTCTTACCTATATGATAACCCGGAGACATTGCAACTCCTAGATAATCTGTCCATCCAGCCTCCTTCTCCAAAACTTCTAAAAACGGATGTTTATATTTCATAATTACTCCCCATACTCATAGACGATTTGTGGATTAACAGAAGAAAAATCTTCTTCTTCATCTTCTCTTCCCAAATATTCTTTTAATGCAAAATAACCTAAAAGAGTTCCAAGTCCTGCTGCCCCACCTAACAACCCTGTATATCCTGAAATTGCTGGGGCAGAAATATTTTTATACTCTCCACTACCTATATAATCAGAAACTCCTTTATAAGCATCCTCTACTCCTCCAAATATAGTTCCTACTGCATCTACTCCTCCAGAACCAAAATCAGAAATCAAGTTCGTTAGTTTCCCTAATCCTGTGTTAGGAGCACCTACCGAAGCCCAACCTTCAGCCCAATTAGAATCTTTTTCCATCTCTTCAATTTCTTCAGGATTTTTTAACTCTCTAACAAGTTTATTAATTTTATTTCTCTTTTGTCTTTTAGCAAAAGTTTCAATTAATTTATATACTCCATAAGCCCCTAAAGGAAGTCCTAAACCCATTAAAGCAGTAGTTCCTACAGGTCCTGTAAATGAATTAGGACTACTTCCTGGTTTTGGAACATTACTTCCTGCTTCATAATCAACTCTTTCTGCTTTTTTTAAAAGATTCCCCATAAATGAAATTTCATTCTCTACGTTAATTTCTCTCTCCAAATTATAAGCGCTTGATTTTTCTGTTTTTGGAATTTTTACAGTTATTTTATCTAAATCTTTTAAATCATCAGACTCTTCAAGATAATCCACATCAAACATATCTGATAATAAAAACAAACCTCCTAACCCAGCAAGCCCTCCTCCAGCTAAAGAAAGGGGGTTTTTATTTTCTTCAATCCATTTAATAATTTCATTCACTGCTTGTTTTTCTATATTATCTTTAATAGACATCTTAATCCTCAATTTAAATTTCAGATTTATCAATTTTTTCTTTATAGGGTTCACCCCACGTTAATAAATGATGACATCGTTCTCCATCTTTAGTCCAGGATTCTGATTCAGAATATTGTAAATACTCCCCCTTATAAATAATAGTTTTTATCTCTTCATACAAAGCAATATCTTCAGGACTTTCAAATTTAAAAACCTTAACTTTAATTTTATACAAAATTCTAAAAGTATCTCCTGTTTCTGGATCATGTGTTATATCTGAATTAATACTATCTTTCATAGCTAATTCATACTCATCTATTCTAAATCCCATTCTAAATCCCATTCTAAACTCCTCTCACTATGTTGAAGCTTCTTCCAACAATTCCTTATATCTTTCCTGTTGTTCTTTATGTTTCTGAAGTATTTTTATCTGCTTATTTTCAGTTTTTAATGCTTCTTTATATTCTCTAGCTAATAGAGCGCCCAAACCTCCAACACCTGCCCCTACTCCTAAAGTAAGAATAGGAGCATCTTTAACGGCTTGTAATCCTTCGCTAAGAATCGTTGATAAACTCCCACCAGCTAATTCAATACTTTCCCCAGCTACGCTACCAACAATTCCTTCTCCAGGAACTGTTACAGCACTTTTTACCATTCCTAAAAACTCATTATTACTTTCAATCATTTTATCTAAAATGCTCATTTATAAACTCCATTCATCAGATTCTTCAGGTATAGGTGTATTATTATTAGGTAAAGACGCTCCTAAAAGCCCCCCACTTAAAGCGCCAGAACTTAACATAGCTAAAGCCCTTAAATCCTCACTATCTTTCCCAGGTCTAGTTTTTAAATAATTGTTTAATAAGTGCATAGCAGCTGCTCCTAATCCTGCTCCCAAAAGAATATTTACAGTATTATGCCCTGCTATGGGAGTTATAGGTCTTCTCTTTATCGCATTTAATAATTTAGATCTAGAACTTTGAGACAATCGGGGATCCTCTTGAATTTTCTTTAAAATTTCTTGAGCAATTAAAGCGGAGGATGCTGGAAGAGACGGGGCTGTAATCATAGTATAATCAGTCCCTGGATGCCCATCATAATCCATTTTTGAAGACTCTTTAAGTTTAGTAAAAGAATTGGAAAAAAAAGCACTTGCCTTCTTTTCCAGATTCTTCATAAATGATTTATAGAATATTTCTAAATTCATAAAATTATTCTTCCATAAGGTTATCAATTCTATCTGTAATAACTTTCAATGCTGACTTACGACAGTCACTACCTTTAGCTTTTTCCAATTTTTCAAGTTCTTCCAAAGCAGAAATATGCACAATATCTTCTATTGCATTTTTAATTTTAGCAACAGAAAGTAAAATGATTTCTCCAAGATTATAATCATATTCTTTTACAATGTCAAGAACTTCTTCAACTTTTTCTTCAATTTCTTCAACTTCTTCAATTTCTTCAACTTCTTCAATTTCTTCAACTTCTTCAATTTCTTCAACTTCTTCAATTTCTTCAACTTCTTCAATTTCTTCAACTTCTTCAATTTCTTCA